TAAGAAAAGATATGGTGATCTTCGTCGTCATATGTCTGAAAAAGAAAAAGATTGGCAAGATAAGTTTGAAAACTTAGAAGCTCGTATGAAGGGTGAGAATATTATACCACCTAAGTCTGATGAAGACATAGAGGCATGGGCATCTGAACATCCTGATGTTGCTGGTATAGTAGAAACTATAGCTGCTAGAAAAGCTAAAGAATTATTTAGTAAAGCTGAAACAAGACTACAGCAACTAGATGAAGTAAACAATGAGACTATGCGTAAGTCAGCAGAAGCTACTATCTTACAATCTCATTCGGATTTTATTACAATACGTGAATCAGATAGTTTTCATGATTGGGCAGAAGAACAACCTAAGTGGGTTCAAGATGCTGTCTATGAAAATTCAGACGATCCTCGTTCTGTAGTTAGAGTTATTGATCTTTATAAGGTCGACAAAGGATTAACTAAAGAAGATAAGAAAGCTGGTAAAAAGGCTGCAGCTTCTATGGTTAGTAGAACTTCAAAGACTAAGGTAGACGCTGATGAGGCTGGTGGACAAATCCGTGAGTCAGATGTAGCAAAGATGTCTAGCAAACAATTTGAAGAAAACCAAGACAATATTAACAAAGCAATGCGCACTGGTAAATTTGTCTATGATATTTCAGGTAAAGCACGATAAGTGTTGACATTATAATTATTTGAAGTATAACTAAGAGCAGAATATAAAGAGCCTCCTTACGGACTACCTCTTATTCTGCTTCACTAAAAACTGAAACAAAAAGATAAGAACTACCTGAGTAAGTACAGGCCCAAGTTCTACTAGTCGGCGGACTGGTTTAACTTGCACCCTAGAAATATCACAGCCTCTTAGTATTAATGTTTAGTTTAATGAGTCGGGATGCACAACAACCCACTCTTCGATGAGATGTGTATCTCAATTTCAAAGCCAAACACCAACGGAGGATTTATTATGGCTTTTACAACAGCAGCAGGTCACGGGAATTTACCAAACGGTAACTTCAGTTCCGTAATCTATAGTAAAAAAGTACAGCTTGCATTCCGCAAGTCCACAGTATGTGGCGACATAACTAACTCAGATTATTTTGGGGAGATTTCAGCCCAAGGTGATACTGTTAAAATTATCAAAGAACCTGAAGTAAGCGTATCAGCTTATGCTCGTGGTACTACGATAGCAGCTCAAGATCTTGACGATGAGGATTTTTCTCTTACAGTCGACAAAGCAAACTACTTTGCATTTAAAATCGACGATATTGAAGAAGCACATTCACATGTGAATTTCATGGACATGGCGACTAACCGTGCGGCTTACCGCTTGGCTGATCAACATGACCAAGAAGTATTAGGTTACTTGTCAGGCTTTAAGCAATCATCATTACACACTCCAGCTGGAGCGGTAAACGATGTGGTAAATGGAACTAAAGCTGTAGCAACAGCAGGTACTGATGAACTACTAACTTCAATGAAACTACGTAAAGATTCATTTGGTAACATCACTACAAGTTCTGCTGGCGATCACTCGATCCCATTAGCACCACGTTTACCAGGAGCTACTGCTCTTCCAACTGCAGTTGCATCACCAGCAATGGTTGTTGCACGTATGAAGCGTTTGCTAGACCAACAGCAAGTTGACTCACAAGGTAGATGGCTTGTAGTAGATCCAGTGTTTTTAGAAATCCTCGCAGATGAAGATTCTAGATTCATGAATGCTGACTTCGGTGAATCAGGTGCATTACGTAACGGTTTAGTTATTAATAACTTCCACGGTTTCCGTTTGTATTCTTCAAGCAATTTGCCAGCAGTAGGTACTGGAGCAGGTACATCAGGTTCAGCTAACCAAAACACTGACTACGGTGTTATTGTTGCTGGTCATGATTCTGCTGTAGCAACTGCGGAGCAGATTAACAAAACTGAATCATATCGTGACCCTGACAGCTTTGCTGACATCGTTCGTGGTATGCATCTATACGGTAGGAAGATTCTTCGTCCAGAAGCAATCGTTACTGCTAAATACAACGCAGCGTAAGGAGAAATACAAAATGGCGTTAACTTCCCCAGTTCGTTTAGAGACAGCGACAATCGCACATGGTTCTCTTACAACAAACTCAGTACATGATATCGGTACAGTACCACGCAATTGCGTAGTCCTTGCCGCAGGTTCTGAGTGTATCGCAGCAGCTACTGTTGGCGGTGCAAACGCAGTATCATTAGGTGTGACAGGTGGTGACATCGACGCACAAGGTACTGTAGATATAAATGCTGGTAAAGCAGCCGCTGCAATTGTTACTGCCGTAAATGGCTTAACAAATGTAACGAATGCTGATACATTAATCTCTGCTAAACTAGCAGGGTCTAATGCTCCATCAGCTGGTTCATATAAATTCTTTGTAATTTATCAACCACTAGGCGCAACAGGCGCAGCTGACGAAGTAGATCGTGACTTGTTAGCATAATAACTAAACTTTAGGGGTGGGCTTTATGCTTGCCCCTTTAGATTATTTTAAACCCTCGTAGGAATTAACATGGCGACTTATATAAACCTAGTGAATGAACTACTTCGTCGTCTTAACGAGGTACAAATTGATACTGATGATTTTACAACAACTAAAAATGTACAATCATTAGCTAAAGATTCTATTAATTCTTCTGTACGTGAAATACTACAAGAGGCTCAAGAGTGGCCCTTCACGTTAGTAACCTATGAACAAGCGTTAGAAGTAGGTACGAAGACTTATGATTTCCCTGCAGATTTTTCTAAAGCAGACTGGGAAACTTTTTATTTAAAAAATACTAATACCACTGATCCAGGTATTTTAAATACATTGTCTTATGAACAGTACGTATCTGGACGTAGGGCTATAGAGGATACAGCAGGTACTAGTGGACATACTAAACCTATTAATGTTTATAAAACACAAGAAGAAAAATTTGGAGTTACACCAATACCTGATGCAGCTTATGTGGTTGAATATAAATATTGGAAGTTTCCTAATGATTTAGTCGCAAGTAATGATGTTTGTATTATACCTGATAGATTTAAACATGTAGTAATTGATGGTGCTATGATGTACTTAATGCACTTCCGTTCAAATGAACAGTCAGCACAAATACACAGAGATAAGTTTAAAGTAGGTATAAAAGCTATGCGTAGACTTATTGTAGATAGTAAAGATTCACTTTTATCTACTGTAATACAAAAAGGTTCAATTGCTACAAACAAGAGTTTTGGTTAAATGGCAGATAAATTAAGTACATACTTATCAATTTGTGCTGGTGGATTAATTACTAATGTCGATCCTCTAACTCAAGCTACTAATCTTTCAGGTAGTGCTATACGGATGATTAACTATGAACCTGCCCTATCAGGTGGGTATCGTCGTATTAGTGGATATGCTAATAACTACGGTACTGTTCCTGGTACTGGTGCGGTATTAGGTGTAAACGTAAATGGCAATTTAAATGATGGCATATTCGCATGTAGAAAACCTACATCAGGACATGACTATCTTTATAGATGGCAAAACTCTAACAGTTCTTGGGTTGCTATAGCTGAGGCTGGTAATCCAGACATGACTAATGTATCAAGAATAAGATTCTCTAGTTACAATTGGTCTGGTGAAGTAATACTACTTACTGATGGTATAAATCCAGCTGCTACATATGACGGTACTAATTATGTACAAATAACTCATGCACAAGCTCCTGATAATCCTAAGTACTCTGAAGAGTTTGCCTCCCATGTTTTTTTATGTGGCGACTCTTCAGAACCTTTTAATATATTTTTTAGTGCTCCTTTAAATGCCGCAGACTTTAGCCCTGCAAGTGGTGGTGGTGTTATAAATGTAGGTTTTACTATAACGGCTATTAAAAAGTTTCGTAATCAATTATATATATTTGGGGCTAATAATATAAAAAGACTATCAGGTAACAATTCGGCTAACTTTGTCTTAGAAAATATTACTTCAAATATGGGTTGCCTTGCTCCTGACTCTGTGGTAGAATTTGGAGGAGACTTATTATTTCTTGGTCCTGACGGTATTCGACCTATTTCTGGTACAGATAGAATCGGTGATGTTGAACTTGCTACTATATCTAAAGAAATACAATCTATATTTGATAATTATTATTTGTCAGAGCAGATTGAAGATATTAGTATCGTAGTACTTAGAAAGAAATCACAATTTAGATTCTTCTTTAAAAATGACTCATCTCTATCTTTAATAGGTGGGATACGTAAAAGTCAAAATAAACAGAGTATATTTGAATACAGTCAACTTATTGGTATAGAAGCAAACTGTGTAGCTGGTGGTTACATAGGACAGTTTGAACATATAATACATGGAGATGGTTCTGGTAAAGTACACAGACAAGAAATAGGTAATAGTTTTTCTGGCACTGAAATTTTTAGTCTGTTCCAAACACCTTACTTTTATATGGAAGACCCAGAAATACGTAAGATAATACATAAAGTAAATACTTACCTTAAATCAGAAGGTGATACAGAAGTTTTTGTAGGTATAACCTATGATTATGATGATTCAAATACAGTTAATCCTACTAACTATAACTTTAGTACTGAGGGTGCGGCTTCTGTTTATGGCACAGCTATATATGGAGCAGGTGGCATATATGATGGTAATCCTTCACCTAAGACATTAACAAACATAGAAGGTTCGGGTAACTCTGTTTCTATAAGCTACGTTACAAACAACACAAATGCAAGTCATACTATACAGGCTATAGCCTTGACGTATGAGACAGCCGACAGGAGATAATACTTTGGCAGGTTACGTAAGACAGTCTTCAGCAGACATAACACCTACAGCTACACTACGTGCAGCACCTATTAACGCTGAGTATAATAAACTTCGGGATGCATTTGCTGTATCAAGTGGACATAAACATGATGGTTCAACAGGAGAAGGTGGATACATTCCGCTTATTGGTGATGTTGATGCATTAAATAAAGTTGTTATTGACACATCAAACAATAGAGTTGGAGTGTTTATAGAAGTATCTTCAGCGGCAGTTGAACAGCTACGTTTCCAAGATGGTGCTATAGTTCCAGTTACTACAAATGATATTGACTTAGGTACTTCTAGCTTAGAGTTTAAAGACTTATACTTAGATGGTACAGCACATATAGATACATTAGATGTAGATATTAATGGTGCAGTTGCAGGTACGTTTACTATAGGTAGCACACTAGGAGTTACTGGAACAACTACTTTAAGCACAGCTAATATTACTACAGGTGTTATTACTTCTGTAGATATTAATTCTGGTGCTATAGATAATGTAACTATAGGTGGTACAACAGCAGGTGCTGGTACATTTACTACAATCAATGCTTCTGGAACATCTACTCTTGCTACTGTAGACATTGGTGCAGGTGCTATTGATGGTACTACTATCGGTGCTAATTCCGCATCTCCTGCTACAGTTACTAACTTAACAGCTACAGGAACATCTACACTATCCACAGTTGATATTAATGCAGGTGCAATTGATGGCACAACTATAGGTGCATCTTCAGCAGCTGCTGGTAGTTTTACTACAGTAAATACTTCTGGTCAGGCTACACTAGCTACTGTAGATATAAACGGTGGTAACATTGATGGTGCTATTATTGGTGCTTCAGCTACAGCCGCAATCACAGGTACAACTATTACAGGTTCTAGTCTTGTAGGGCCACTTACAGGTAACGTATCTGGTAACACAGCAGGTGTTCACACAGGTAATGTAACTGGTAACGTAACAGGAAATATTACTGCATCATCTGGTGCATCTACACTTAATAATCTTACAGTTAATGGTACGCTTGATGTTACAGGTACAACTATTGCTAACGTAACTGACCCAACTAATGCTCAAGATGCGGCTACAAAAAACTATGTAGATACAGAAGTATCAGCACTTGTAGATTCTTCACCTTCTGCATTAAATACTCTTAATGAGTTAGCGGCGGCAATTAATGATGACGCAAGCTTCTCTACAACAATAACAAACTCAATAGCTACTAAATTACCACTGGCAGGTGGAACTATGTCTGGTGCTATTGCAATGGGTACTAGTAAAATTACTGGTTTAGGTAATCCCACAGCTAACCAAGATGCATCTACAAAAGCTTACGTGGACTCTGCCGCTTTATTAAAAGTTGGTGGTACAATGTCTGGTGCATTGGCTATGGGCAATAATAAGATCACTGGTCTTGCTACACCTACAGCTACTAC